CAGACTCAGTGTTTAGAATGCTAGCTGGCAACTATGATGTTTGTTGTACTCCGTACAGATTGAAAGATGCTAATAAGTTGTGGAAAGAGTCATATCCCGTATCTTTTGAAAACTACGATAAGATAGATATATCACCGAAAGGTTTTGTTGAGATTACTGCAGGACCAACAGGCCTGATGATGATAAAACGTAATGTGTTTGATAAACTTAAAGATGATAATCCTGACCTACAGATTAAGTTTCCTGAAGAAAAAAGAAAGAACATAAATGCTGAGATTATGGGTGCTGAGGA